GTGGTTAGATAGGCGATGTAATGAAACTACAGATAAAGGTTGAAGATGGCATTATTACAGATGCGAGATTTAAAACGTATGGCTGCGGGTCGGCGATTGCGTCTAGTTCTCTTATTACAGAATGGGTCAAAGGTAAAACTCTTGATGAAGCAGGAAGCATTAAGAATTCTCAGATTGCAGAAGAACTCGCCCTACCTCCAGTCAAAATACATTGTAGCATATTGGCCGAAGATGCCATTAAGGCGGCAGTAAATGATTACCGTAACCGATACAGCAAGTAAAAAAATACAACAACAATTGTTGAAACGTGGAAAGGGTGTCGGACTGCGAGTAGCAGTCAAAACAACCGGTTGCAGTGGACTGGCATATGTGTTAGAATATGTAGACGAGCCCAACCCTGAAGATCAATGCGTTGACTGTAATGGCTGCAAAGTTTTTGTTGATCCCAAAAGTTATGCTTATCTAACCGGACTAGAAATAGATTACGTAAGAAACGGGTTAAATGAAGGTTTCGAATTTAGTAATCCAAACGAACGTGACCGTTGTGGTTGCGGAGAAAGTTTTAGAGTTTAATGACAACAGTTAAAATTTATTGGCAAGAAGGTTATCCTACTAGGCATAGTTGGAATATTCCTAATACCTTACAATATTGGGCTGGTATGGATTCTGAAGAACATTACAGAAAAAATCCACATCCAGATTTTACAGAAACAAGTATTACTTATTCTTACAACAGTTTTGGTTTCAGAACGCACGAATTTAATTTTGAAAATACTGAAAATAATATCTTATGCTTTGGATGTAGTCACACTGAAGGTATTGCAGTGCAGGACCCTTGGCCAGTTTTGCTGCAACAAAAGCTACCACAGTATACAATTTATAATTTAGGACACGGATCAGGATCATCCGACACAGTTGCTAGGCTTATTACCAATTATGTACCTTTACTAAAACCAAAAAAAGTTTTTATTTTATGGCCTTCGATGACTAGATACGAATTATACGATAATAAGGTTGTTCATCATATAGGTCCTTGGCACGAGCATAAAGAAGCAATAAATTTATTAACTGATGAAAACATTCATAACTGGACTGCAAAAAATAAAATTTATGTGCAAATGTACAGCAGAATTTATAATTTTGAACTTTATGAAGATCAAGAGATAAATTGGCTTGGATATCCGAAATTATTAGATAAAGGTAGGGATCATGCACATCCAGGACCGAAAACTCATGAAGCAATAGCACAGTTTTATTTTAATCAGGCATTCGAAACAAATTTACAATAAGATTTTAATGATAAATCAAAAATTTAATTATACAGTTATAAACCGTGAAAGTATAGATGGACGTAGACACTATTGTCTGCCAGATGGGACTAAAGTTCCGTCAGTGACTACAATATTAGATAAAACGAAACCAGAAGAAAAACGTCAGGCATTGGCAAATTGGAAAAGACGTGTAGGAGAAGCCCAAGCCCAGCAAATTACCACCGAAGCTGCGGGCCGTGGAACACGTATGCATAAATGGTTAGAAACATACGTCAAAGATGGTAATATAGGACTCCCTGGTACTAACCCATATAGTCAACAAAGCCACTCAATGGCCAATGTTATTATTTTTGAAGGCTTGGGCAAAAATGTCAGTGAATATTGGGGAGTAGAAGTTCCTGTTTACTATAGCGGACTGTATGCCGGTACCACAGATTGTATTGGCGTTTGGAAGGGCAAACCGGCTATTTTAGACTTCAAACAGACTAATAAACCTAAGAAAAGAGAGTGGATCGACGACTATTTTATCCAGTTGGCGGCCTATGCACTAGCTCACAACAATACACACGGGACAGATATTAAACAAGGTGTAATTTTAATGTGTAGTGCTGAAAATCAATATCAAGAATTTGAAATTACTGGACAAGAATTTGAACATTGGTCCAATGAGTGGATTAAACGAGTAGAGCTCTATTACCTATCTAACTAAATACAAGATAGGAATTAGATAAAATGGCAATTGTACAAATATCACAGATCAAACACAGACATGGGGTCAGAAGTGATTTACCACAGCTAGCTACTGCTGAATTGGGTTGGAGTATAGATACCCGACAACTGTATATAGGAAACGGTACTCTGCAAGAAGGTGCTCCCGAAGTTGGAGTAACAGAAATTCTAACGCAGTACAGCAATTTACCAAACTATACCGTGTATACTCTTGGAATTACTGCAAACACAACTTCTAATGTAACTAATGCTATTGCCACTAATAATACTCCAGCTATCTATATTCAATATGCAATCATTAGAAATAATGCTTCCAGGTCGGGATGGCTAAAACTAGCCAGTAATACCGCTAATATTGCAGCACCTGGTGCAATTGTCTACGACGAAGAATACAGTGAAACATCTGATGTTGGGGTGGTTTTTGGGTATACACCTATAGGCACAACAGGTTCAAACGCTTATGTTCAACTTACTGCAACAGTATCGAATTCGTCGGCATTTAGTGCAAACATGCAGTATACTATAAGCACTTTATCCTTTTAACTTTATCAATTATTAACAAGCATGTGGAATCTACTACCCAGCGAACGGCTTCGCTGTTGGCAAGATTTTCGTAAATCTATTAGCCAAAAAAATTTCGAAGATGCTCTCAAAGAAACAACACATTTGTGGAGCTACGCACCATATCAAGCACATTATTTGACCACTGATCAAATCAATGAATGGCCCGGGCCATGGGAATTGATATATGAAAACTATTACTGTGATCTTGCAAAGGCGCTGGGAATAGTGTATACTTTGTATCTAAGTAGCCACAGATCAGAAATCGAAATAAGGATATATAATGATCCTTCGACCAAGGAACAGTATAATTTAGTATTTGTCGACAAAGGAAAATATGTCCTTAATTACATTCATGACGAAGTAGTAAATAAAAAACAAATTAACAAAGACCTAAAATTAATTAAGACACTGTCTGAGTCAGACCTGGGGCTTTATAAATTACAATAAGAGAAAAAGAATCAATGACACAAATTCAAGTTATAAAAAGAGACGGACGCAAAGAACCGCTAGATTTAGAAAAATTACATAAAGTTGTATTTTGGGCCACTAAAGATATCACAGGTGTGAGTGCCAGTGAGTTAGAAATCAAAAGTCGCATACAATTTTATAACGGAATCAAAACCACAGACATTCAGGAAACTATGATTAAGAGTGCTGCTGATCTTATCAGCGAAGACGCTCCTAATTATCAATATGTAGCAGGTAGGTTGATTAACTATCATCTTAGAAAACAAGTTTATGGAAATTACCAACCTTGTAGTGTATTAGAGCTAGTTAAAAAGAATGTTTCCAGAGGATTCTATGATCAGGGATTGCTAGAAGCTTTTAGTGAAGAAGAATGGAATGAACTCGATCAATTTGTGGTTCACGAAAGGGATGAACAGTTTACCTATGTGGCCATGGAACAATGGCGTGGGAAATACCTGGTACAGAATCGAGTTACTGGAGAAATCTACGAAACGCCACAAATGGCCTATATTTTAATTGCAGCAACACTATTTCAAAAATATCCCAAGGAAACAAGACTACAATGGGTAAAGGATTATTATAATGCGGTATCTAATCATGATATTAGTTTGCCTACCCCCATTATGGCTGGTGTACGCACACCACAAAAGCAATTTAGTTCGTGCGTTCTCATTGAGACTGATGATAGCTTGGACAGTATTAATGCTACTGCTAGCAGTATCGTCCGATACGTCAGCCAGAAGGCCGGAATTGGTATTGGAGCAGGACGAATTAGGGCTTTGGGTTCGCCTATTAGGAGCGGAGACGCCTACCACACGGGTGTAATTCCTTTTTACAAACATTTTCAAAGTGCAACTCGTAGTTGCAGTCAGGGGGGTGTACGTAATGGTGCAGCCACTTTGTACTATCCTATATGGCATCTAGAAGTTGATGACTTGTTAGTACTTAAAAACAACAAAGGTACTGAAGACAATCGTGTTCGTCATATGGACTATGGTGTGCAGTTTAATAAACTCATGTACGAACGATTGATCACCGGCGGGGACATTACTTGTTTTAGTCCACACGATGTTCCTGAAATGTACGAAGCATTCTTCAATGATCAAGACAAATTTAAAGAATTATATGAACGTGCAGAACGCAATACCAAGCTACGTAAAAAAACTTACAAAGCATTAGACTTATTTGGTAGGTTCGTGCAAGAACGAAAAGACACTGGTAGAGTTTACTTAATGAATGTAGACCATGCTAATACTCATAGTCCATTTAAAGAAAAAATTGCTCCTATTAAAATGAGCAATCTGTGTACTGAAATTGACTTGCCCACAGTGCCTCTTAAAGATCTAAATGATCCTGACGGAAGAATTGCACTATGTACTCTAAGTGCAACTAATTGGGGAAATGTTAAGAGTCCAAAAGACTTTGAACGTATGTGTACATTGGCAGTGCGAGGGTTAGATGCATTACTGAGCTATCAGCATTACCCAGTATTAGCTGCTAAGTTGGCCACAGAAGAATTCAGGCCATTGGGTATTGGTATTATTAATTTTGCATACTTCTTGGCCAAACATGATGTCAGCTACAGCGATCCTCGTGCATTGGCTCTGGTTGATGAATATGCAGAAGCATGGAGTTACTATCTAATTAAAGCCAGTGTGGATCTTGCAAAAGAACAAGGAGCCTGTGGTCGTTGGAAAGACTTGAAGTCAGCTGATGGTATTTTGCCAATTGACACACGTAAGTCGGAAGTTGATGAATTGGTTCCACATCAAGAGCGCATGGATTGGGAAAGTTTGAGATTAGATGCAGTACGTTATGGACAAAGAAATGCTACATTGATGGCATTGATGCCAGCGGAAACTTCTGCACAGATCAGCAACAGCACAAATGGTATCGAACCTCCACGCAGTTATGTCAGTGTTAAACAAAGCAAACATGGTGTGTTGAAGCAAGTTGTTCCTGAGTATCGTAAATTAAAAAACAAATACGAACTACTATGGGATCAAAAATCTCCTGAAGGTTATTTGAAAATTTGTGCAGTGCTTCAAAAATATATTGATCAAGGTATCAGTGTCAACACCAGTTACAATCCGCATCATTATGAAGATGAAAAAATTCCAATGAGTGAAATGATTGGTCACCTGCTTATGTGTTATAAGTATGGTACTAAACAACTATATTATTTCAACACCATGGATGGTCAAGGCGAAATTGATATCGATAAATTAGCAGTTAAAAAAGAAGAACTTACTATACCTGTTGATCAGGAAGATTGCGACAGTTGCGTAATATAAATTAAGGAAAATAATGAGCGTTTTTAATATTAATAATAAAGGTGATCACACCAAAGCATTGGCGTTCTTGGACCCTAGCGGTGCCGTAAATATTCAACGTTACGAAACATTAAAATACAGACAGTTTGAAAAATTAACAGACAAACAACTAGGTTTCTTTTGGAGACCCGAAGAAGTTGATTTGTTACGAGATGCCAAAGATTTTAAAGAACTAACTGAATTTGAACAGCACATCTTTACTAGTAACTTAAAACGTCAAATTTTATTAGACAGCGTTCAAGGCCGTAGCCCAAATTTGGCCTTGCTGCCATTGGCCACAATTCCCGAACTTGAGACTTGGATTGAAACATGGGCGTTTAACGAAACTATACATAGTCGTAGCTATACTCATATTATTAGAAATGTGTTCAGCAACCCCAGTGAAGTCTTTGATGAAATATTAACCATCGAACCCATAGTTAACTGTGCTAAAGATATCAGTCGTTATTACGACGATTTAATTCAGGCCAGTCTTTGGTACCAAACATTGGGGATAGGCAAACATAATGTAAACGGAAAAGAAGTTATTGTTGATCTGTACGACTTAAAGAAAAAATTGTGGTTGTGTTTGAACAGCGTAAATGCACTTGAAGGAATAAGATTCTATGTGTCGTTTGCATGTTCTTGGGCATTTGCCGAATTAAAGAAAATGGAAGGCAATGCTAAAACAATTAAATTAATTGCCCGTGATGAAAACATTCATTTGGGCAGTACACAAACACTAATTAAATTGTTACCACAAGATGATCCAGACTATGCTAAACTTAAAGCAGAGACTAAAGAAGAATGTGAACGAATGTTTCTGAGTGCAGCTGAACAAGAAAAAACTTGGGCAGAATATTTGTTTAAAGATGGATCAATGATCGGTCTTAACACACAACTGTTATGCCAATATGTTGACTGGTTAACTTGTAAACGTATGACCGCAGTGGGACTAGACTGTGGAATTAAACCAGGCAGTAATCCTTTGCCATGGACCGCTAAGTGGATTGCTGGAGCTGAAGTTCAAGTGGCACCGCAGGAAACCGAGATAAGTAGCTATGTGATTGGCGGAACTAAGCAAGACGTCGATCAATCTACTTTCAAAGGATTTACATTATAATGCTCACTGTCTATTCTAAAAATAACTGCCCTTTTTGTGTACAGGCAAAAAATTTACTAACGTTAAAAAACATTCCATTTACTGAAGTAAAAATCGACGAAGATTCGACTGCAAAAGAATTTGTATTAAGTGAAGGCCACCGAACAGTGCCACAAATTTATTTAGGTGGGAAATTATTTGTACAAGGGGGCTATCAAGGCCTATCAAAATTAACTGAAGATCAATTAAAGGAAAAATTAAGTGTTACAGAATAAAAGTTACAACAATGGTGATATTGCTTGTTTTAAATTAGTCAACGGCGACGAGATAGTCGCTAAAGTGGTAGATGCACATTTAATGGGGTGGACTGTTAATAGACCATGCACAGTTATACCAAGTCCACAAGGATTAGGGTTGATGCAAAGCCTATTTTCTGGTGATATAAATAAGGATGTAGAGCTTAAAAAGGAGCACGTAATGATGCACTCTCCGGTAATTAAGCAACTCGAGGACCATTACCTACAAACCACAACTGGCATTCAAACGGTAAGTAAAGGTCCCATTGTAGTTTAAGGACTTTTATGTCGGTAGTGAGACAAGGTGACATGTTTGGATATGGTGGTATTATTACCGCGCCAGCTAGCTCATCTGTGACAGTTAATGGTAGACCAGTAGCGTTATTCGGCGCCATATATACTCCCCATTGGGGATGTACTCCTAAAACACTACAACATTGCTTTGGATTCGTATTTGATTTACCAGCGGGTGTTACTATAGAAGGACAAACACCAATAACCAAAGGTGGAATGGGTATATGCGGTCATAAACCTACAACTGCCAGCAGCGACGTTTTTATTGTGGGCGGCGGGTTGGGCATTGCTGGTGCAATTTTAGGTGCAGGTCTTCAAGGCGGGTTTTCGCCTGCAGACGGTGGCGCAGATGCAGTTGGGGGCGGACTAGCTAGTACCGCAGAACAAACAGCAATCAATCAAGCACTGGGTACTGCCGAAACCGCAGCTACCTCGGCAATTTCTGGTTTTACTGATTCTTTTAGTCAACTAGCTGACAGCTTCAGTACTTTCACTGAACCTCTCACTTCTATTGCTGATTCGGTGGGCACTGTCACTGATACAATAAAAACTGCTTTGGGTGGAGGAATAATAGGAGATATCGCAGTGGGTGCAGCCAAGTCTGCCGCCAGTTCTGTGGTCACTTCTGTCTGGGGATCTTATGTAGTAGATAACTCTGTTAGAACTTCGTCCCCACCTCCTAATTCTAGTCGTACTGTGATTGCCGCTGCAACTACGTCTCCATCCCAAACAGGGACAGATGCTTTAACAGTAAGAACTGAGTCACCCACAATTACTGTATGATTGATTAATAAAATGGCCATTCCTAGACAATATTTAAATAATAGTCCGCAAATTGCAATAGCCAATTTAAGTCCATTGCAACTAGCTGCTGCATATTATATGGATCAAGGGCAGCAAATTCCTTTTTTTATTAATCAGGAATTTCTAAGACAGATGACTACCTTTGCTAGTAGCGGAATAATAACACCAGAGATGATATCTGTTCCTGGAATTTCGGTGGTTCTGCAAGGCGATGACGTTTATGTACAAAGACGAGCAGCAGATTGCGGGCCAGATGAAACTGATAGGTACGAATATGTTTATGCAGGAACTAAACAAGATTTACTTCCAGACAGTTGGAGTTTTGATGGAATTTTAGTCAGGGGCGGCAGCGCCGCAGAAGGCGCGGGCGGGCCTTGGGGAACAGGTGGTTTGACTAGTCAAGATCCTACTCCCAACAACGGAGTTGATCGTCAACCGGATATAGTAACAAATGTAACTGCCACTTATGGTACAAATGTTTCTGCCAGCACATCGGGAATAGGATAATGTCTTTAGATACAGGTAATACAACAAGTCCAGGGCCAACCATACCAGCTGGCCAAGCAGGCAGTACTGACAACAACTATGTTTATAACGTAGAAATGCCTCAGTATAATAATGTGCCGTCAGTCAGCAGTTTATATCAAGGAACATTAAGTGCTCAGGGAAATTTAGTTGCCATGCAAATAAATCCTGGAGCTCCTAAATTTAAATCCTTGGGCACAGTTTTTCGAGGCGCAGAACCCGAAGAACTAACTGTTCAAATTCCCTATCTAACAGGGTATCTCAGAGAATATTGGAAAAATCCTACTAGTGCCACTTTTGGAGCAAACTCTGCTATTCCAGCAATAACGGCAGTTATGCCCGCTTCGATTTCAGAATTGCAAGGCAATGCGTTATACTATGTCGATTTGCAACTTACTAGATTGTCTGGCAGTAACTTTTTTGATAATTACGCATTTATCAACAGCTTTAATCAAATTTTAGGCTGGGTTACCACTAGTAACGAATATCTGGCTGCATTAAAAAATTCACAAGAAAATAACTTGGGATATTACGGTGCTAAAAATTATCAAGAATTTTTAACACAAGGATTTAGTAACTACGGTGTGGGAAATTCACTGAGGGCTGCCATAGGTAATATCGGTACCATGATAACAGAAATTAAAAATGGTTATTTCGGCACTGCAAATTCCGTGGCAAAACATTTACTGGACAAAGGGCTTGGGGCCATCGGTGATTTATCGACAAAATTAATAGCTGCTGATGTGAATTTTTCAAACATTTACGATGATTTATATACTCAAGACATAACATTGGCACTAGAATCTATTACTGGTGCAGGAGACTTAGTGATAATTCAAACGGTGTTGGGAAGCACCATTCCTAACCTTAGAAGCCCCTTAGATTATACCAGTATTGAAAGAGCCTCGGGCGGAAACAATGACAGCGCATTCTCAAGTTTTCAAGCATTTGGACTAGACTTATATCAAAGAGCTCCAGGGTTAACAGTGGCAAATGGACAAGAATTATTAACTGTGATAGATCAAGTGTTGGCGCAGGTCCCTGCCAGTGTGGAATCGTTGTCTACTCCTACTAGTTTATTACCTGCTGCAATAATAGATGGACTACGAGCCTTCTTGCCTACTGGTCCAAATAGCGGACCGATATCAATTTTAAATGTAATAGGAATGGCTTCGGGATATTTGATCAGTCAGATAACCGCAGTCAACCAAGCAATAGATCAACTAAGTAAAACCAGTTATGGCAATCAAATTAGGGCCGCATTGACTGCTGTCAGTAAAACTTACTCAGGATTACAATCAAACATTGATGGTACTGGTTTTTCTGTCGCAACTCAGACTGAGTACGACACCGCTGTTAGAAATTACTATAATGTATTAAATGCAGCGGCCACTGATCCACAGACCAGCGCCATCGTGGATAAAATAAATAAAAATTGGTTAGAGCTTTGCCAGTTCACTTACTACGAAGTTGTCAACTATAATAAAGCCAATATTACAGCGGGCTCGTTCAATGATAATTCATTGATCTATGGCTTTGTAAATAGTTTACCAAGTTATGCAGCAGACAGTCAAAGCATCGGCACTGACTACTTGTTGTTTGGTATGTGCCAGCCTAATCAGGCAGGCGACATTGTTAAATCTTTGTTAAATCAAAATAAAAATAACGACATTCTTAGCAGTATCGGTGTTCGAATAACCGGTGCAGTATAAACCAAATTACTTGTTTTATATCAAAAAATAGCTATAATAGTGTCTGTTAACTAGTTAAGTTACCAGTTTATCCGGTAATTTCACTGGTATATAAAACACACTCTTAAAGAAAGGACTCTAAGATGATATCATCTATATCAAATCGCTACTATGCAAGAGTGATTAATCTTACCAAAATTTCTTTGTTGTTACTGGGATTTTTTGTAGCAATGATTATGTTAGTTTCGGTAACTAAGGCAAAGCTTGATCAATTACGATCATCTAAGGCAATTCAGGATAATGTTGAACTGACTATGGCCGAGCGGACCAAGCAACTCGAATGTTTGACCAAAAATATATATTGGGAAGCGGCAAGCGAACCGTTTGAAGGTAAAGTTGCAGTTGCACAAGTGACATTGAATCGTGTAGACGACGGACGTTTCGGCAAAGGTGTCTGCGGTGTTGTTTATCAAAAAAATATCATATATGAAAAAGTGATTTGTCAATTTAGCTGGGTATGTGAAAGCACACATAAAATTAAACCAGTATATGCTGCTATGTACAAAGAAAGTGAAGAAGTGGCTAAAAAAGTTCTATTAGAAAATTTTAGATTGCCCGGTCTTTCTAATGCCATGTATTATCATGCAACATACGTACAGCCAGGATGGCGCAAACAGAAAATTACACAGATCGGCCAACATATTTTTTATAAGGATTAATTGTGGAAAAATTTAGTGTACTAAGATTGATAGTAATGATTCGTAAGTTTTTCTTAGATCATTTAAAAAAGTTGACAGCAGACACACTGGGATGGTTGGCTGCTATTGTTTTACA